TACAACAATTGCAAAGGCAAGAACGTTAAAAACATACGATCATTAGGACCGTATATAGTTTCGACTATTTAAAACCACGTCAAGTTCGCTACTAACGTGGTTTTTTTGTTTCCACATATTTATAGTAAACAAACAGGAACAAGTATGAAAGAATTTTTAAAAAAATATTGGGGTTTTATCGTTGCTTTGCTAGGAGCAATATTTATAGGTGGTTCAGTTGTTGCAACTAACAACAGACGTAAAGACGCCAAGGAAACCAAAAAAGAAATTAAAGACTTGAACAAAGATACCAAGGCAATCCACAAAGAAACTATAAAAATTAACAGAGCCAAAAACAAGTCTAAAAAAGCTATAGAAAAATCAAAGAAACGTAAAAACAAACTTGATGATAAATTAAGTAACGTGGACAATAAAAATACAGACGTAGATAAAGCGGTTGATCATTTAAAAAATCTATAGTATGAAACATCTAATATTAATATTATTATTAATGGTTAGTTTGGGTTCATTTTCACAAACTGACTCTACAACATTCAGTGATGAACAAGTGTTAAATATATCAAACACAATAAAGAATCAACGAGATTCCATTGACCTACAAATAGATATTATACAGGAATTACAGTTACAAAATCAAGAGTTAAACAAGAACGCACAACGTGATAGTTTACTATATGATTTATCTCAACAAGAAATGGGGCTCAAACAAAAAGAAGTTGATTTATATATAAGACTGTATAAAGAAACCAAACCAAAATGGTACAATCATAAAATTATTTGGTTCGGCTTAGGTGCCGGAACAGTAATAGGTTCTAGTTGGGTAGTTGCTAATACATTGCCGTAGTTATGAGTATAGAAAAGAAATCGCTAAAAGAAATAATCAAGGAAGAATACCTTAAATGTAGTCAAGACCCTGTTTATTTTATGAAGAAGTATTGTAAAATACAACACCCTAAGCGTGGTAAAATACTATTTGATTTATACCCGTTTCAAGCTAACTGTTTAACACAATTCAACGACAACAGATACAATGTTATATTAAAGTCCCGTCAGTTAGGTATATCCACATTAACAGCTGGATATTCATTATGGGCTATGACATTCCAAGAAGATTACAACATACTTGTAATTGCAACTAAACAGGAAGTAGCTAAAAACTTAGTTACGAAAGTACGTGTAATGCAGGACGGACTTCCAAGTTGGTTAAAAGCCCAAACAGATGAAGATAATAAGTTGGGAATGCGTATGAAAAACGGATCTCAAATTAAAGCTGTTTCCGCATCCGGAGACGCTGGACGGTCTGAAGCATTATCCTTGTTGATAATTGATGAAGCTGCATTTATACGAGATATTGACGAAATTTGGACATCGGCACAAAGTACACTATCAACAGGTGGTTCAGCTATTGTGTTAAGTACACCAAATGGTGTTGGAAACTTCTTTCACAAGACGTGGGAAAAAGGTGAACGTGGAGATCAATGGAATCCAATTAAATTACATTGGACAGTACACCCGGAAAGAAATCAAACTTGGAGAGATGAACAAAACGATTTACTTGGACCTAAGAAAGCAGGACAGGAATGTGACTGTGATTTCATAAGTTCCGGTCATACCGTAGTAGACGGGGAAGTATTACAATGGTACAAAGATACACACGTTGAAGAACCTTTAGAAAAACGTGGAGTAGGTCAAGAATTTTGGATATGGGACTATGCTGATTACAGTAGGGATTATATGGTGGTGGCAGATGTTGCTAGGGGCGATTCACGTGATTACAGTGCGTTTCATATACTTGACGTGGAATCATTAAAACAGGTAGCAAGTTTTAAAGGACAACTAGGTACCACAGAATATGGTAATATGTTGGTAAGTGTTGCAACTGAATGGAACAATGCGTTACTAGTTATTGAGAACGCTAATATTGGTTGGGCAGTTATACAAGTTGCCATTGACAGAGCATATCCAAATTTATATTACACTTATAAAAACGAAGGTTATCAAGACCCTGATGTATATTATCAAAAAGGGTATGATATGAAAGATAAATCTCAAATGGTACCCGGGTTTACTACTTCCGCTAGAACAAGACCATTGTTAATTAGTAAACTTGAAACATTGATGAGGGAACGCTCTCCAATTATAAAAGACACAAGACTAATACAAGAACTATTTACATTTATTTGGAACGGAAGTAAACCAGAAGCACAAAGTGGTTACAACGATGATTTAGTAATGGCTTGGGCAATAGCACTATGGGTTAGAGACACAGCATTAAAATTAAGACAACAAGGAATTGAACTTACACGTTCTTCACTAAACGGAATTTCCCGTAACTCAGGTGTTTATACAAATAAATCTGCACAGTTAAAGGATAGTAATTGGACTATGCCTACTAAAGACGGGGATATGGACACCCGTTGGTTGTTGTAAAAAATACTAATAAAACTAAATATTTATATTTATTAATAATATAAGAAGTTAATTATGGCAGAAAAAAATTTAAGAAGTAGATTAAATAAACTATTTAATACTAATACCGTTGTTAGGCGTATTGGTAAAAATCGTTTACGGGTAATTGATACCGACAGACTACAAAGTGCAGGAAACTTAAACAACTCAAGATACGTTGACAGGTTTGCTAGACTTCACGGTGGTTCCACTACCGCTGCTTCATATAATCAAAATTACAATTATCACGCTAGTAAATTACAACTGTTTGGTGATTACGAAAGTATGGACCAAGATTCAATTATATCTTCAATTCTAGATATATATGCGGACGAATCCACAATGAAAGATGAGTACGGTGATATACTTACCATAAAGTCAACTGATGAAAATATAAGAAAAATATTATACAACTTATTTTATGACATAATTAATATTGAATTTAATTTATGGCCTTGGGTGCGTTCAATGTGTAAATATGGTGACTTTTATTTATATCACGACATAGAAGAAGAAATAGGTATTGTTGGGGTAACACCAATGAGTGCCTACGAAATGATACGTGAGGAAGGTTACAATGAAAAAAACCCTTACGAAGTACGTTTCATTCAACAAGGTGCCGGCAGTGAAAACCTGTTCTTGAAAAACTTCGAAGTATCACATTTTAGACTTATATCAGACAGTAACTTTTTACCTTACGGAAAATCACAACTAGAAGGTGCCAGAAAAGCTTGGAAACAACTTACATTAATGGAAGACGCGATGATGATACATCGTATTATGAGAGCACCGGAAAGACGTATATTTAAAATTGACGTTGGTAATATTCCACCAAACGAAGTTGACCAATATATGCAACGTATTATCGAACAGATGAAGAAAGTTCCATTTGTGGATGAAGCAACAGGTGATTACAATTTAAAATACAATATGCAAAACATCACAGAGGACTTTTATCTTCCGGTACGTGGTGGAAACAGTAGCACTGAAATAGATACCTTATCGGGACTGACATACGAAGCAATTGATGATATTGAATATTTAAGAAATAGAATGTTGGCAGCTTTACGTGTACCAAAAGCTTTTATTGGGTATTCTGAGGACCTGGGTGACAAAGCAACACTATCACAGATGGATATTCGTTTTGCCCGTACAATTGAAAGACTACAAAAAATATTAATATCCGAATTAACTAAAATGGCAGTGGTACACTTAGCATCACAAGGTTACACAGACGCTGAACTAGTTAATTTTGAATTAACAATGACTAGTCCGTCTATTATATTTGAACAAGAGAAAATTGAATTGTGGAATCAAAAAGTCGATTTAGCAACTTCAATGAAAGACTTGAAAATGTTAAGTGAACAATGGATATACCAAAATATATTTAATATGTCGGATGACCAATACAAAAAAGAACAAATGGGTGTTATAGACGATTTAAAACAAGGATTCCGGAAGATGCAAATTGAAGATGAAGGAAACGATCCTGCAATTACCGGTGAGTCATTTGGTACGCCACACGATATAGCAGCATTACATAGTACTAGACCCGGTGACGGAGATTACGTGGAACAGGAATACAATGGTGGTAGACCAAGTGAACCCGGAACCATTGGAACAGACGATAATAATCTTGGTAGAAATCCA